TTCTCGTTTATCAACACCTCTTTCCACTCTACCATTATATAGTAGGTACAGAAACTGCACCTGCTAGAGTATATCAAGATGGTGCCACCGAGGTAGACCTCATCAGGGCTCAGGTAGAAGATATGCCAGCTGAAGGCTGTATCGTTACGCCAGAGCGCCACGAGGTAAAGGCTATTGGTGCACAGGGAAAGGCACTAAAGGCCGACCCATTCCTAGAGCACTTCAAGAAACGTGTTTGGGCTGGACTCTCCATGAGTGCCATTGATTATGGCGAAGGTTCATCTGCCAATAGAAATACGGCCGATGCTCTTTCTCAGGCTCTGATCGATTGTGTAAAAGACTTCCAAAGCGTAATGGAAATCTTTGTCGATTTCTTCGTTACTGGAGAACTGCTTCTAGAGAGTACCTTCAAAGTTGACGTACTGGATGATGACAATATGGTGCATCTCCAGTTCAATGAGATAGACCTTGAAGCCAAGATTAAGCGGGATGCTAACGCTGTGAATCTCTATCAAGGTCATGTCATTGGTCTCACTAAGGCTAGAAAGGAGGTTGGAGAGGAGCCGATCGAAGCCGATGAAGAGGCGGAAATGTACTGGGAGAGAGTTGAGAAACCGCGTCTTATCATTCAGGCTATTGATGAGCCATATACCGCTGCTTCGAAGGCGGCCATGAAGACCAAGAACAACCCGAGTTCACCTAGTAATCCCGCTGTTACTTCCAAGAAAGTGGGCGAAAAGACCAAGGCTCCTGCTGAGGGTAAGTCCCGTGGTGGTAAAGCCGCTGGTAACAAAACACAACCTACCAACCAACACGGTACAAATCCTGGACCGACCAAAAGAAAGTCCAGCGAATCCTCAAGCAAGTTCATGAGACTCTTTGATGCATTCAAAGATGCTGTATTCCTCTTACTGTTCCGTGATCTACTTGACACAATTGAATTACACGACCACGGCTGGCGTAAGCAAATGGGCCGTTTTGTCGACGAGATCATTACACAGAAGTATCTCGAGCATACCCGGGGTTACTTTTATCGCGGCCTGCGTGACGTGGAAGCCTCTAGGCATGCCTCCCACCCCATTGCTCGAGTACGTGTTAAGGAACTTCAAGAATATGCTTCTCGCAGAATCTCCTGGCTTACTGACAGAGTTCTTGACACAATAGAAACCCTCGCACTCGAAGGGCGTGACAAACAGTATATCCGCTCAGCTCTTGACAGCTTTGCATTCAGGGCAGACTTCCTTGATAGAACTGTTAAGCGTCAAGCACGAGTGTATGGTCAAGCTATTGGCTATCTGTTAATGGGCTACGACTACGCATACACTTTCCGTAGTCCGAAGGAGGAGGATGTTGAGTGTCCTACCTGCGATGAGTTCAACGGTAAACGTTTTAGCTTAGAACATCTCGCTGCGTCAGATCTACCCCCATGGCATGACAACTGTGAATGTAAGATATCACTCTTTCCAGAGCCAACAGCAAAACAGCTGCTTGACTTTACAGATGAAGAAGATCTTACAGCCAAAGAGGAACGTTGTGTTATGTCTGTTAAGACAGACCTTAGAAAACGTCATCCTACTTGGAGTAGTGCACGCATTAAAGAGAGTGCGATCAGAATATGTCGTGCAGCGAAAGAACCAGGCACCAAAAAAGACGCAAGTGCTGGAAAAAAGATGAATTCTAAGTGTTTGCAGGCTGCCAAGAAGGATTTACGTAGGAAATACCCTAAGTTATCTGCAAAAGAGATTAACGGTTTGGCACAAGAGCTGTGCAGAATGCACGCTCAAGAACCGCCGCCAATGACAGTGGTTGTATGAAAAAACGCAATCACGTAACATTATTTTGTTAGTCACCTTTACTATGTAAGTGACTATTAACAATTGCGAGGACATCTCGATGAGCAAGGACCGCTATGCTCTCTTCACGGATACCGTAAGGGGAGCCATCGTGGCTACGCAACATATTGACCGGTTTAAGGATGCGGACAGCCCCACGGGACACTCACTCCTCGTGAAGATAGCTGCCACGCATTCTGGATTAAGAACTGGCAATAAAGGCTTTTACTTGCCCGAGAGGATGCGCGATGGTGCGCGCTCTTTCGTTATACCATACAAAAAGCCTGTATTGACGCACCACGACGACTTTAAAGACCCCATCGGACGTGTGCAGAGCGCACGATACGTGGACCTAACTCATCTGTACCCTCAGAATGATCTGTGGATGCAAAAGCTTACCATTGGTGGGCTTAAAGATAAAGACACCCAAAAAGCTGTTCAATACTTTCTAAAGACCTGGCAAGACAAGGAAGAATATCAAGGTCTTGGTTACATCGAGCTGTTAGCTGAGATAACCGACCCCGAAGCTATTCAGAAAGTTCTGGACAACCGTTACTTGACGGTGTCAACTGCACACAGCTCAGACGCTGCGTTTTGTGGTGTTTGTATGCAAAACTGGGTTACAGATGGGTGGTGTGAACATGAACCCGGGAATATGTACGAGGACGTAGAATGCGTTCTGATTCCCGGCAAACATCTCTACAGTGAGGTTTCATATGTCAATAAGCCTGCCGACAGGGAGGCTAAAAACGTCGAGATACTGGAAGGAACACCTCTCCATATGGCGACTGACTCTGACTTCGAGCCTCGCAATGTAGACGTAAGACTTTTCTGTAAAGGTCCTGCGTGTATTTTTGACATGGCAAGTGAGGCAGAAATCAGTCTCAAAGATGCTGAAGGACCCCTAGAGGAGGTTATAGATTCGATGAGTGAAAAGACCAGAGAGCAAGAAGTTCAAGATCTGCTAGCTGTTGCACTCGAAGACACCTCCAAGGACCTGCCTGAAGAGCTGGTAAAAGACGAGGAAACTCTAAAACTGGCTCACTCACTTCTGGGCATAGACTGCTGCGATGACAAGGAAGCAGAGAATTTCGACGGCAAAGTCGAATTGAGTCAGAAGATGAGGGAAAAGGCTACTGAGATCGAAGTCGAGTTGGAGGACAACGAAGTTGAACTCCAAGTCAAGGCTGACGCTGAGGCTGCTGCACAAGCTGCCGACGCCGATCCTGTTGATGATCCAGAAGGCGACACAAAAGACGCTGATGGTGATGAAGACGGGGCCGGTGATACGCAAGATGCTGACCAAGACGACGATGCTCAGGATGCTGACGGGCAGGACGGAGATGGCGAGAACAAAGACGCTGATCAAGAACTGCTCGACCTCAAAGACATCCTCGACCCCGAGAAGTCATATGAGAAGATCAAGGAACATCTCTCTGAGGATAACCTCCTCAATGAAGAAACCATTGGTCTGCTTAAGACTTCCGACTTCGCGCATCCTAAGACCAAATCCTTTCCAATGCACGACTGTGAACACATCGATGCTGCTTTGATAGTGCTGGAAGGTTATGATGGTCCTGGGATAAAAGATGCCATCGTCGAGGCCCTCGATCGGAGAAAGAAATCTATGAAGTGCTCCGAAGAGGACGGGAAAGACAAGGATGAATGCAAGGATGGTCAAGACGACGATACTTTTGAGGAGACTATCGACCTTGAGAAGATCAACGAACTGATCGACCTGCATGCTTCATTAATTCCCGGTGACGATGAGTTACTTGAAGTAACAGACGACACCGAAGACCTGCTTGATGAACAAGAAATCGCCGATGCACGTCCCCAAGACAAGCCCGGCGGGTCAAACGTAGGAAAATACAAGACAGGTCCTTTCTGTGGTCCTGCGGGTGGAGCCCCCAAGGGCAGCTACCCGGTCAACACAAAGAAGCGTGCTAGTGCTGCACTGTCATATGCAAGGCATGCTCCAAATCCTGACGGAATTCGCAAGTGTGTTTGTAAACACTGGCCTGACCTGGCCTCTTGCAAGACGAAGAGCAAGAAAGACGACCTAGAAGAGCGCATGGAAAACATGAAGACTGAACATGAGGCTCAGGTAGTTGATCTTACTGCTCAGGTAGAAGCCAAGAGCGCACAAGCTGAAGTTCAACAGGATCAACTAGTGGTGCTTGAGGATGATTATCGCATCCTCAGCGAAGAAAACGTTCAACTTACAACTGAGTTGAGTAATCGTCTCGCCGATCGTGCTATTGAGCTTCGCATCCTAAGTGGCGAATCTATTGAGGATGTGGACGCTGCTCGGGATGAGTTTACAACTCATGGCCTCGCAGAGATGAGAGATTCCGTTGGTAAGCTGGAAGATGCCTTCGATGTTGACAAGGCAGCGGAAAGACTTAATGACGGTATGGCAAGTGAACCCGAAGGGACTGTAACAGATCCAACCGTTCAAGCGGACGGCGGGGACGCCAAATCTCAGGGGCAGGCACCAACGAAGGACGCGATTATGAAAGCCTATAATAGGATACATAGTCGATCTGGGTTGAAGGCTGCCCGTGAATGGCTCAGAGCCATGCAAGACAAATTCGGCGAACACCTCGAGTTCGAAGACAATCACGAGGAGGATAACAAGTAATGTACCAACCTTACACTGGTAACCACAAAACGTGGGATCACGTGGGCAACCTGACTCCTAATATCGAGATTTCCGAAGGTATTCGTCCCGCGGAAGAGCTCCACCCAGCTGACTATCTGAAGCTTGTCAGGTTTGACAGCTACTCAGAAGACTACTACGTGATCTCAGCTGGAAAGGTAGTTGCCCTTGATAGTGATGGCAATGTGGTCCCTGCTGGCCTAGCACTGCAAGCTGCAGCCTATAAGGCTGCTTGGGATGGCGCTGGTGGTATTCAGAGTGTGAACAGAGCCGCTGCTGTGGCAGCTGTTGTAGCACTTACTGGACATACAGCAGGTGCTGCTATCTATGACACCACTGATGTCGACCCAGTCGCTAGTGGCGTTGCAGTGAAAACACACACTGGCAACGATGTAATTCTCGATATCGGCGACCTAGGCACTACGAATATGCTCGTAGTGGAGAATTTCTTCACTGCCTTAGGTGCAAGCGTAGAGAAGCGTATCTGTGATTTTGATGCTGCTGATTTTGCTGCAGCCGATGGTGATATCATAACTGATGTTGTCACAATAAGCGCCCCTATCGGAATAGCGCCTTACAACTATTTCCGTTGGGCTGGTGGTGGTGGAGTGAATCCTGCGGATTACACACATCATAACTATAACAGGCAGCACCAAGTAGCAGTCCTTTGCGACTATTACATCGAGCTGCCACGGATCGACGACAAGAGCTTGATCAAGTTTCCCCAGCTCTCATGCGTGTACGACTCCGGTCTGGCCTTACTACCAGGTGACTTTCTGACTTTCGATGCTAGCTCCGACATGGTCGAGTGGGCAGGAACAGAAGGCTTCGACGAAGTTATTGGCCAGGTTTGGAAAGTCGACGTAGGTTTTCCGAAGGATTACCTGGATCGCGTACGCACAGCCTATGAAGGACTGGGCGACCTGGATAAGATGCCTGGTACCGCAACAAGCGGTCTGCCGGATAACATCAGCTATGCTGGTGGAACAGCTGCCAAGGGCGTCGTTCGCATCAACCTGATCAACCGATAAGGACTGAGGAGGATCCCTTTAAAATGGAATTCAACGATCTAACCACCTACGAATTCGTCTGGCGGAACAATGGACAGACGCTAGAAGGCGACGACCAAAGGGTGGAAATGAAAGACGCCATCAGTGTTCCCAACGCCGCGATGTTCCTCCCTAAGGTGGTATCTAATATTGTCAAAGAGGCTGCCGAACCTCTATTGGTTGGTACTTCACTCCTGCAAAGGATTGAGTATCACGCCGGTCAAACTATTACGTTTCCGGCTGTCGGTGCACTCGTTGCTGCAGATATCGCTGAAGGTCAGGAATATCCAGAGCGTCAGCTCCAAATGGGTGGTGCTACCGTTACGGCAACCATCGGGAAATCCGGTGTGGCCGTCAAGGTAACCGATGAAATGGTGAAGTATTCCCAGTATGATGTCATCGGTATGCATCTCCGTGCTGCTGGTCGCGCACTTGCTCGTCACAAAGAGCAAAAGATATTCAACTACATCAATTCAATGGGTGTAGTTTGCTTTGACAACGTGACTCCCGCCAATTCGCTGTTCGGTGTCACCCACGGCCGCGGACTCGATGGCTCAGCCAACGGCTCCGTCGTTATGGACGACATTTTCGACGCGTTTGGACAGATAATCGCACAAGGCTGGATGCCTGACACCCTCTTAATGCATCCATTAACATGGATCATGTGGGTGAAGGATCCGATCCTGCGCGCATTCGCACTCGCCGCTGGCGGTGGTACCTACTTCGCTTCATGGAAGGGTAACCCAGCCGGTCGCGCACCATGGGACAACTCAGGACAGGGTGGTCTTGGATATAGCTCAGGTCGTCAAATCGATCCTGACACCAGTACCCTACCAGAGTATGATCAAAATATCAACTCTGCTCCTGTACTTCCGTCCTATTTTCCAATCCCCTTCCGGATCATCGTGAGCCCGTTCGTGCCTTATAACCCGATCACTAAGCTCACAGACATCATGATCTTCGACTCTGCCAACCTTGGCGCCCTGATCGTGGACGAAGAGCCCATGACAGAAGAGTTCGATGATCCTGCACGTGATATCCGTAAGATCAAGATTCGGGAAAGATATGCCGTAGCGATCCTGAACGAAGGCCAAGCAATTGGTACTCTGAAGAACGTCTACGTGAGACCTAACCACGTTGTTCTGCCTGCCAGTACTACTATTGATATCAGTGGTAGTGTAGGCGTAATCGACCCGACTACTCCGATCAGCTAGAAGCTGACTTCCTAGTATAGAACAGCCCTGGCGCTAAGCCAGGGCTGTATCTAGACGGGTGGGCTAAAATGGCAGAGCCATTGAGTAAACAGACATTCGAGACTTTTGTCGGCGAGCACCAGAAATATTTGGACTCGAAGTTCGATCAACTCGCTGGTAGTGTCGACGACGTGCAAACGTCTGTTGATAAGATCAAACAAACCCGCGAGAAAGATTGGAAAGAACACGCTGAAGAACACGAAAAAGCCGAAGCTTGCCAACTAGAAAAATTCAAGAGGACGCACAAGTTCCTACTTGTAGGATGCATAGGTGCGATCATTCTCGGAGCTGCTTTATCTCCGTTTCTCGGATGGACCCACGTTCTAGGATTTGTAACCAAATTGCTAACCGGCACTGTGCCGATTGGTATGTAACTGGGAGATCGTGACATGGCAGATAGAAGTAAGAAGTACCTCCACGACCAGCTTTCGCTTATGGACGGTCTCACTACTGAGACTGACTGGAGTAAAGCGCGGTTTATGGCTCGCTTGGAGGCTCTAGGAGCTACACCTAGTGATGATTGGTCCAAGCGTAACATGATCACGGTAATGCTCCCCGAAGCACAAGCGATCTATAACGCAACAACAACTTCAACTACCACGACCACTACTACATCAGTATAGAATTGAGGTGATTAATGTCTTTGGATTTGGATACCGGCCATTTGGATAAATTCAAACCACTCAGTGTGAATGTTGGAGAATTCAAATCCTTTGAAGCTGCAGTCAAGAAGTTCAGAAAGCTTGTGGAGAAAGAAGGAACTATCAAGCATGTGCTTGATCGCCGTGCCTTTACGAAACCATCTCAAAAAAGGCACAACAAGAAACGGCAAGCGATTCGTCGCAGAGAGCTTGAGAGAGAAGAGGAGCTTCGAAAGGAGCACCGCAGACGCCTCAAAGCTCATAGATGGTAAGAAAGGAGCATCATGTTCATCAAACTGACACCAAGAGCTGCTTTTTGGTCACTGGTCGATCCTGTGAGCAGGAAGCTTATAGTGCATCTGACCTTCCAGAAACCTGGTCCAGTGGAAGTCGACAAAAGTAAGCTCAGTAAGTACAGCTTGCAGATCCTGAATGCTGGTCTCCAGCATGGCAACATCATGGAGGTCAAGGATCCTAATGCAAAGTCTGAAGAGCCGAAGGTTGAAGTCAAGGACGAGGATAAGAAGGGTCAAGAAGCCAGCAGGGTTAAGGTGCAGGAGGTTAAAGCAGAGGATCTCTTAGACCAAGGTGTTCGCGGAGTGAGAGATCAATTACGTGCAGATACCTTCAATGCCGAATTCCTTAGTAGAGCAATTGAGCTCGAGAAGGAAGGTAAAGCCCGTGGCACGGTTCTTACAGCCCTTGAACAAAAGCTGAACAAGGTTGGAGGCGCTACAGCTGTGACCGAGTCAGACGAAGAGCAGATTGAAATACAGCTAGCGTAACCAGCGAGGGTTAACATAAATGGCTTTGAACAGAACAGTTCTGCCGAAATCCGTCGATCTATCTGGAAGTCTTGACGGTAGCACGGTTACCTTTACCCTAAGCGACAGCTTTATCTCTGGGACACTCGAAGTGTGGATCAACGGTCTGCGCATCACTCCCGGTACCGACTTCACGGTGAGTGGAAGGACATTTACACTTACCGGTGAAGATGCACCCGCGTCCGGAGAAAATATGGTTGTTAAATACTATCCTGCCGCAGCAGAAGCACCTGTGGTCAGTGATGGTTATGCAAGCACACCTCGCCAGGTTGCAGATCAATATGGCACCCCGCGCATCATGTATAGTTAAGGAGACATAATATGCCTAGACTTAGACCAAGACAGGTTAAGCTAGACGGCGCCACACCTGCCGATGTCTCTGATATGAAGGACGGGGAGGTCAGACTGACAACCTCTGGCATCTATGCCAGAGTAGGCAATCAGGTGCTGTTTGAGAGTTGGGATGCAGTTTACCTAACTACTTCAACAACCACAACGACTACTACTCCGTAGTCTGAGGATTCGGGATGAGCTCGACTACCACCTCTACAACGACTACGACCACTACTACGGCACCTTTCGCCATAGTGGACGTAAGACCTGATGACAATCAGACTGGTGTTGCTCAGGGAGTCACCATTGAGTGTGATTTCAACAAACCGATCGATACCAGTACCTTCATAATGGTGGTGGCTCTCAGAGCCTATAAGACTCTAAACAACGAAACGGTCTCCTCGAGCGAAGTAATTGAAGGGACACTTACCTTCACCAATAGTGATCAGACGGCTGTATTTATGCCGGACTTGCCCCTTCTAGAGCAGGCCGACTACGATATAGTCCTAGACGACGGGATTACAACCTCGGATGGCTCCGAGGCGATTGATACTATCTATGGTTGGTCGTTCCAAACTGGAATCGTAGATGAGGTTCCGGACCAAGTTTCGGACCCACAAATTGCACCACCACTGAAAGACTATCCAGAATTTCTGGAAGGTTTATCAGTTGTGTCGACATACCCTGCGCAGTATTCTGCGCAGGTGCCGATCGATCTAGCTTCAGGTCCTGACGGAGGTGGAGCTATTCGAATAACGCTCAATAAGGACATTAGCTCGTATCAGTCGAACATCTCCTACCAGGCAATTAATGGAGATGATACGCTTGTAACTCCAGAGTACGATTTCAATCATACTCCTACTGTTGATGGAGATACACTGGTACTCACGCCTAGTGCCAGCTTTGAGCAAAACTCTGTAGTGATAGTTTCGATTGCTGATATTATTGCAACAGACGAAAGCATCCTACAAGAGTACGTACTAACCTTTGCTACAGAGATTAATCCTGCTTATGCTACTGTAGCGCAGGTCAAAGTACTTCTTGGCCCATACGCAGATAATACAACAGATATAGCGATCGCCATGCTTATCTATGAGTATTCTGTAGAAGCAGACCTGCTGGTACCAGACACAGTGGGGAATGCCGCTCTTGTTGCCTTAGCGAAGAAGAGATGGGTCATATGTAAAGTAGCATACGACTTAGTATTCACTAACCAACTCGATGCCCAAGGCAAAAGTAAAAGGTTGGCGGATATGGAGGTCAGCTACTCTGGAGTCTCTCCTAGAGAAAGAGAAGCACTCTACGATAAATTCAAGGATTGCATCGACAAGTGGGAGGAAATACTCCAAACTGGCGGTACAGGCGTCCGGCCAGTGGCAACAATTAAAGGCCTTTATGACCCTGACAGACCGCAAGTCGGAAGAAACTGGACCCAGCGACCATCCGCTGGCCCCGCCGCTAATGTTGTAGTGCAGAAAGTGATCGGTCGACGTGGAGTAAAGGCTCTCAGAGACCCACGACTCTACTATGAAAAGAACCGACAGGTCGTTTACCGCGCTAGCAGAAGCTGGGATTAAGGTAGAGTATGCCAGATCTAGTTAAAGAAGAACTCGCGCGCATCAAAGTGCAATTGGCGGACATGGAACGCTTTCCTTCCAATAGGCTAAGAAGTCCAAGTCCTGCAGTTGACATCGACGGGTTCTATAATCTCGTAGGTGAGGCACTCAATGTATACCAACTTGCTGAAGGTAGAGCCAAAGACAGATTGATCATCTACACTGAAGAGTACCCACCAGAAAACTACGAGAGAGAAACAATCACAGTTAGACTTAGAAACAGACAGCCTGCTGTGATGAGCAGAACAGCTCCGAGGGGTCAACCTAGAGAGCTTAAACCTACCGTAAGGGAGGTTTACGAAGATCCCATCCTACCGGGATACCAAATATGGGAACTTGGCTGGATGCGTGATAACGTAATTGAGTTTACTATGTGGAGTCAAACAAACAAGGAAGCCAATAAGATGGCTCTCTGGTTTGAAGACTTCATGCATTACAACATGTGGTTTTTCAGGTCTAGAGGAGTCAATCAGCTCTATTTAGACAATAGGGAAGAAGACTTTAAGATACTAGACAAAAGACTGGTTGGAAGGCCCATAATGTATTTCGTGCGTACTGAAAGAATCATTCAGTTACGAGAAAAGGTCCTTGAAGAAATCATAGTCAACGCAATAGTAACGACGGATCAGGAAGCTGAACTGTCAGACTACAGCGAAGACTAGACATCTCAGAAACTTAGCAGGCAAAGGGAGATAATCTAAATGGCAGATTTTCCGAATCTTCCGGGTACTTATTCAGAACTGACGGACGGGAATCTTCAAATCGTTGAAGCTAGTACCGATCCGGTAGTTGCAGTACTTGGCACCGCCGCACAAGGCACCGCGGATGTGATCTATCCTGTCACTCGACCTGCTGACGCAGCCAATACCTTTGGCGCGAGTGGCACGTTAATCCGCGGCATGTATGAAGTTCGTTTTGGGGGAGCCCAGAACGTGGTCATCATGCGCATCGCGGCTAAGTCAGCCAAATTACTGCATGTCGGTGACGACGCCGGTAGTGCCGGTATCACCATCGAAACGTTCGACAAAGATGCTTCGGCCGGAGAAGACCTGTACATATTCTGGGATCACTCTGAGGAACGTCTTGTTGTGACGGATGAAGACGACACCGTCTTGTACGAGATGATAAAAGACGAGATCATCACTGACCTCGGCTCTTGCTTTACCAGTGGAACAGCTGAAACAGCTGGTACAGATATTGGTACAGAAGCAATACCGATTCAGATGAACTTAGTCGGTGTGACAGGAACCCGCTTCGTAGCTGGTTCCGATGGTGTTAATGCAACAGCCATGGAGCTGTTTGAGGCCCTCCATATAGCTTATGCTAGCCTGGAAGCTTCTCAGCTTGACTTCATGGTTCCAATGGATGTATATATGGACACTCCAAACGTTGCTGATGACTCCAGTATCGCAGTCGACTATGCCATGAGTGAATATGTTGAAGGTGGCGGTGGCTCCTCAACTATGGATCTCGATCATTCCAGAGTCAACCCAAACTCACTGTATGTGATTAAGGACGCCCTCGGCGGAGGTACCTGGGTTAAGTTAATCCTTGGTACTGACTTCTTCTTCCATGCAGGTGCAGGTGCAAGTGATGTAGACCAGATTGAGTTTGCAACCGATCTGGTAGATACGGACAAAGTCCAAGTCAACTACACCTACTTGTCAACCGACGGCTTGCTCTACTTCCGCACATGGGAAGAGAGCGGTGAGACCATGTTCGAATGGCATCACGAGAAGTACAAGTACGATCTAGACGATGACACCGTCTACGAATACAACGAAGCAAACTTTGCGTGGCAACTCGCAAACTTCTGCTACAACCTTTCCAAGAACGACAACAACTGCATTGGTACAATTGGTGTACGTCCTTTCCGGAGTACTGCTCTGAAGGATCTAGCCAACTGGGCCGGTACATTACCTGAATACGATGCCAATGGTGCTGTTTCAACAAATGGTACAGGCCTCGCTGGTAACAGGTGGATGGCCGGCAAGCTGATGACTGTCAATACCTATACAGAAGAGACCAGCGATTCACTGACTCCAGCTGCTACGGACACATTTGACCTTGGTCAAAGTGACGTGCTCGCTGGCTCCGTGAAGGTCCTTGTGGAAGATCCAGCTCTTACCTTCACTAATGTGGACGAGTTCCTCATCAGTGCTGGAACAGGTGCTGGTGGTGTTGATCAGATCATCTTCGAAAACGCCATGACTGGTACTGAGACCTCAATCGTGGTTTCCTATTACTACATCAGTGCACAGACAACCTCTCAGAGAGGTCCTGGCTTTAATGCCACATCAGACGAAGTTGCTGATGGAACTCCACTGAGCCCGAACGTCGACATTGGTCGGTATATCTCGGTTGTCATGGCTTGGCCAATTCTATTCACTCCAGTCGACGCCACAGGCTTCGGCTACATTGCTACGGGCGCACCTACTTATGCAGGTTTCGTCTCGCAGCTGGCTGCACACTCCGCACCTACAAACAAGGTGATCCCGGGCATAGCCTCTGCGTTCCGTCTGAGCAAGAGCAGAATGGACGATCTGGTCAGCGTGCATTATGTTGTCTTCACACCACGTGAGCGTGGTACAATCGTGGTCGATGCGCCAACTGCTGCTACATCCGCTTCTGACTATACACGACTGACTACAGTCCGTATCGTTCAAGAAACGATTGACAGGTTGCGTGACGTTCTGAACCCATTCTTGGGCGAAGGAATCACAACTCCGCAGCTGAACGCGATGCAGACTACTACTGACCGTGTGCTCACAGACCTGATCAAGGAAGGTTTCCTCCAGCGGGCTGAGGCAAGTATCTCAGCTTCGACTGTAGAACGGGTACAAGGAAAGGCAAATCTTGATCTGCTCTTAGTACCAGCTTTTGAGCTGAGGCAGATCTTCATCACTGTAAGCCTGAGTGCTATCTAAGGAGGAACCGATAAATGGCAGAAAGAACCATAAGCCAAACGTCCGGAACTTACCACTCTTTCAGTGGAGTCGATATTAGGGCCGTTTTCGGTGAGAAGATCATTGGAGAGCTTCAGGCTATTTCCTATATGATTACCCGTGAAAAGGCACCTATATATACGATGGGTTCCCCCGATCCACGTGCCTTTAATAGAGGCAAACGTGGTATCGCCGGTTCTCTTATCTTTATCGTATTCGACCGTGCTGCATTGCTAGAGACAATGGGTACAGAATCTCGGAAGTACTTGGCTGATAAGGATGAGCCTCGAATCAATAGAGATCTCGCCTTCTTCTCAACTTCCACATATCAGTCACTGAACGTGGAAGACCTGTCCAATCCTAATACCCCAACAGGATTGCAGGCTGAGAGCTCAAGGCTGAGCGATCAACACGAGCCTCGTCAAGCCATGTACGTCGACCAGATTCCGCCTTTTGATGTCACTCTGACAGCAGCGAACGAATATGGTCAACTAGCAGTCATGAGAGTCCTTGGAGTAGAGATCCTAAATGAGGGTTCTGGTGTATCGATCGACGATATCGTGACCGAACAAAACATGACCTACGTTGCCCGGGCAGTCATTCCATGGCGTCCAGCTGGCAATATGCTGACCAACCAAACTTAAAGAGAACCCACAGTAACCCGCCTAAAAATTAAGGGGCAGTGGCTCATGCCTCTGCCCCTTTCTTTCTCTATTTATGCCTTCCTAGAGGTGCACACCTATGCCATCTGAAAAAGTACTAGAACAGGGGAAAATTGAACTAACGCCAGAATACTATAAGGCTCTTGGTGATCTTCAAATGCAGAGGTTTACCAGTGAGCTCGAAAGTGAAAAGGTATCTCCTGCGGCTAACGAGGTAGTTCCATTCACTTCGTACTCTGGCTGTGATATTAGAGCTACGGTACATTTCTATGACCAAAATGCAGAAGCAGACAAAAGAAGTAGATTCAAAATATTAGGCGATGTTCAAACAATCACATTTTCGACCCACAGAGAGAAATTCCCGGTACGTACACTTGGACGTACATCTCCAAAAGGATACACCAGAGGTCCACGTACTATTGGTGGGACTCTCATATTTACAGTATTCAACAAAGAAGTACTCAGCGAAATGCTAGTACAAAACTATCAAACAGACTCAGCAGACAGGGATAACTACGGAGTATGGGCTGCCGTTTTGATAGACCAAATACCTCCGTTTGAAATCACAATCAGCTTTGTTAATGAATACGGTGCAGTATCAAAACTTGTTCTCTATGGTGTTGAGTTGGTAAACGAAGGTCAAACAATGAGTATTGATGATCTCATCACTGAGAATGTGGTTACTTTCGTAGCAAGACATATAGAACCCATGTATGACATGAGAGGTGACGGGCCAGTCTCATGGGAAGATGTAGTCCAGGGAGAGAAGGATTTTGACGCTCTTGTACAAGACGTTAGAGTAAGACGTCTACTTGCTGCAATGGAAGGACCAGAGGAGAGGGAAGAGTAGTGCCTGTTATAAGAGAAGATGGTTCGCTAACATATGAAAACGCCTTTAGTCAAGAAGCCTTTTATCAAGAGCTATATGGGCGTAGAATCTATCGTTACGATGCCATATCCGGTGCACAGATAGCGGTATACTTCGGAGACAAGACCTTAGTAGATGATGCTACTGCTATCCAGTTCGCACTCACGCAATCAAAGAAACCTATCTATGGGTACCACTCCCGATACTTTGATGCTGTAGCGGGCGGTGTAGTCATAGTGCACGGAAGAATATTCGTCAATTTCATTCATCAAGGTTACTTGCGCCTTCTAATCAAAAACGCTAGGGACCCACAGTTCATAGAAAAGGAAAAGACTGAAGCAACACGCGCTGAAGAAGAGGCGAAAAGAAATCAGAAGACATATGATGGTGTACCAAATAGCCAAGAAGCTTTAATAAATCATATCAGGCAAAACAACAGAGACAAGCAGAACAGGGAAATAAAGAAAGCTGGTCTCATAAGGCCTGACGTTATAGGTAGCACTTCGATCAGAATCAAATATGCTTCTGATACTCATTTTGATGACGTACCTATAAAGACAATGACAAATGTCCACTTTATAGGTGAGGGTCAAGAAATACAAATCTCAGGTCAACCCGTCCAAGAAATGTACGAATTCATCGCACAGAAAGTGAACTAATGAACGACTTTCCCTTTCTCCCTCAGTGACCTATCTGCGAAGACTTCTCGCGGTGCGAGGAAGAGCTAACACTACTTCTGGCAGACGGTTACCCCATCTGTGATATCTGTGAAGAATCAATCATGCCAAACAAAAGGAGAGCTTTCATCGAAGGTGAAGAATCAGTCCGTATTTTATGCGAAAGGTGTTTAAAGTATGGAGTAGATAGAAAGCATTTACCACCAGAGCTTTTAGAAGAGCTCACATAGAAAGGAGTTAAGATGGAACGCAATCGTGACGAGGAAACAGTCCTCGAGGAACAAACAGCACCTGAATGGGCACCTGGTGATGAACCAGAGGCCAAAGATGACGCTCCAGATGAGAATCCAGACGAGGAAAAGAAACCTCGCGTGGATCCGATCATGGAGAGTTGGGGTACCAGAAAGAAGGGCCCTTCTGACGAGCAGATTGACATGTGGAAGGACCAGTTTGGCGAAGTTTACCTGATGAGTTTTGATCTGAATGACAACTTCGTGTGGCGTCCTGTTACGCGTCTGGAATACAAGAACATTGTCCAGACTGCTAAAGATGATGCGCATTATCAGGAAATGCTAGTCCAGCGCTGTGTCTTATGGCCACAAATAGGCCCTGAGCACCTTACGGGTGGCAAGGCTGGTACCATTCCAACTTTGCACTCTGTCATCATGGAGGGCTCTAATTTCTTAGAACCCGATCAAGCGGTGATGTTGGTACGCAAACTGTAAGAGGCCACGATGAGAAATGTCATTGTTGCCTACAAGGAACATGGAATCCTATACGTAACCAGATTTGAATGGGGTGGTTTTATATGGCGTCCCCTTGGTTACGAAGAGGCAGTACTATACGAAGGACTCTTTAGTACAGTCCCCCGGGCCAAAGCAGAGCTAGAAGACGAGATCTTCAAAGAATGCGTTATAGATCACCCTTTGCCAGACGAAGAATTTGACAACTGGAAAGCTGGTATTGTTTCCACTATAGCTCAGTTGATCCTTTTCTTCTCAACAGTAAAAAACCCGAAAGAGCTCCTCCAACGTTTACAAGCAGCAAGAGAAGATCTTCAGAATGATTTGTTCTCACAACTATTCATGAAGATCGTAGCAGCGTTTCCTGGCTACACGGTAGAGCACCTTAAGAGTCTACCGGTAGAAAGCTTTCTTGAGAAGGTAGCTATGTTAGAAGCGCTGACCGGTGAAGAGCTGAAGCTCGAAGAAGAGAAGCAGAAGCCTAAGATACCATACTTCCATAACATTGACTTTGCTGCAGAAAACAAAGCCCTTGAAGAGTTCGATATGGCTCCCCCTGAGGGAGATTGGAACTTGGATAGACGGAGAAGTTCTTAATGCCAGAATAATCACAGGCGGTAGCTCCAGTAATCGGGGCGTGCCTATCTCACGCCCCAGTTAGCTAAAGAGGCACGTCCATGGCAACGCTACAAAGCAACCAACCAGTCAATACCCCTTTCAATTATAGGCGAGAGGCCGATACGTCTTCCGCACGAGGCGTTGGTGCCCTCGCCTTATCTGCTTTAGGGGCAGGAGGCGTCTGGTGGGGTGCTCACAGACCTATGCCGCGGGCGTTTACAGAGACTTTCTTTCAGAACCCAAGAATGCTCGGATGGGGTATCCGAGAAGCCACTACTACTGGCTTAAGTAGCTCTTTGATATATGCCAGAAAGTTTGGTCTAGAAGAATGGCCCGGTAATCTTCCGAAATGGCGTTGGGGCGACTTTGCAATGAATGTCGCCAAACTCGCCGAAGAAGTATCGCCTAGTCAGATTCTCCGTACGTTTGGTGTTTATGAGCACTTGACTGCCGGTATGACAGCTAAGGGTATCACTTATAGGTTTACTCCAGAAGAGGCATTAGCTCAACGAAAATATCTCTCTGCTCTTACTGGAGAGCATTTTACCACCAAGCAAATGCTTGGTGGTGTTACCGTAGAGGGTGGAAGCTTATGGCTTGAGGCAACTGGTCAAGCACCAAGGCGAAAGATCTTAGAGCGTGCGCATCTTATGATGCGTCGCTATGTTCCAAGAGGAGCA